ATCATATAAACCATCATGAGTCTGAATAGCAATCATTTCATTAAATGTATACTGAATACCATGAGACTGTAACAAGAATAATCCTCTATCTGGGACTGATGCAAATGGAACTTTAGTATTGAACATGTAATCTTCTCCTAATTTTTCACGTCTCCAATTATCAGTCTGAGGGATGTATGATTCTTGTTCTTCATCTCCCATTTTACCTAAATCATGATTCAGGGCTGAGAATACTAATTCTTCAGTTGTAAATGTAGACATATCACAATCTTCGGAAGCCCATAATTTAGCTTGCTTAAGAGAACATCTAATAACACGTAAAACATGCTCAACATATCCTCCAGGGAAAGCATTATGATATTCTTTTTTATGAGCAGCAGGCATTAACATTATGCGTTCGGCATATTGATTATAGAATGCTAATAATTTTTCTTTACGAGGTTCAGAGATATACTCATTAATATACCCCATTAATTCATTCCAATTATCTTGGATTTGTTCTGCTGTTAATTGCATATAACTTATTTAATATTGATTTACTTCTCCGGGGGATAATGGTTCTTGTTGAACAAATGATTTAGCATCTTGAACACACTCCCGTGCATCTCTTAATACTTCCTCTACTTGTTCGGATGACCCTCCTCGACTTAGGAAGAAATATAGTTTCTCAATATTCCCTTCCACCCGTTCCAATCGTCTCATTATAATCTCTCTATTCTTCATATACTTTATTTTAAATGTTTTAAACCCTCGTATTCCTAATGTACGAGATCAATATCATGCCTCCAAGCTTACTTTAAGAAGCTTTCAATAAGATTTTGGATTTTTTTAAGATGCGCGCATTTTTCATATTCTTCTGATTCTTCAAAATATGAAATTGTAAATTTTACACTGGATAGGAAGATTTCATCTGAATGAAAATGGATAGCATCTTGATGATATTCTAATGATAAGTCTACCTTCTCTATCCAATACCAGGCTCTATTATACGCTATAAATTCTCCAGCATTTTCGACATCAAATAAATCTAATTCTTCATTCATTTTCTCAAAGAATTGGATTACTTTTTTACTGAAGGTTTTGTGATTATAGATAAGTTTTTTAAACATCCCTACCCAGAATAAAGGATGTTGTTTATAATCCTCTAATAAATGGGACATATCATTTTCATGATCAAATAAAGGTTTAGAACCTTCACCTGAAGAATCAAATAAATCAAATATTTTGTCTTTATCCACATACATACATATGTACTTTATAACTTTATGAATATAAATATATACAAAAAAAGCCGGGATTACCCGGCTTTCCTAATAGTTTATTATTTATTTACTTAATATCCGAAGATTCGATTAAGGTATATGTAAATGATTTACCATGAATAGCGGCTGCTTTACGAGCAATAACCATAAATGCTTCGAAATCTGATGCTTTTTTAAATACTTGACACCCTTCAGACCAGTTTTCTACGTAAGTAGAATCTGCACCTGCTTTATGGATATTAATACCAAATACACCTTCAGCAATTTTAGTTTCATCATAAGTCATATCTCTATTTGCATCACGATAAACTTTTACTGGTTTAGCTTGTTTTAAAGCTTCGTATTTTCCTTGGTGTAAACCTAAAGTGTGTGAACCTCTATACTGACCTTCAACTAAACGAGCAACTCCAGCTGCATTATGGTATTCTTTTACTCCTTTCTTACCAGGGTCTGTAGTACAAGGCCATTGACCAAATCTCCATTCACCCCCTTCTTTATAAGAAACAGTTATTGTATCATCAAATACATTTGTTACTACTTGACCAGTTGCTGAGTTTCTAACTCCTACTATATTTACATCAAAATCTTTTGCTCCTTCAAACCAAACATACCCTTTGGCTTTAACAGCAGCTTCAATTTGTTCTCTTGTGTATGCCATTTTATTTATTTTACGAATTGATAATATTTAAATGTTTTTTCTTCGCGATCCGCAAGGCCATGTGTTCCGCCATTGATTCGTTTTGTAAGCGCAAGTATCGCGTTTTTATCAACGCCTTTATCACATATATCCCATAATTTATTACGGTCAAAGAAAAACATTGCTGATTCAAAAGCATAAGTAGTTGCTACTAAATCAGGGGTAGTCATTATTTCGGGCTTATTCAAATATTTTGAAAAAGCTTCATAATTCGATTTTCCGGTAAGTTGTAATGCACCTCGCCCCCTATATTTCCAACCATCTCCTGATGCTTCATCGCCATTACCCATTCGGCTAGCATATACTCGGTTGGCAATTTTTTCTGGTTGGCGCGCATATGACTCTTCTAAATTACCCGGAAAGTATTTACCAAAAATCCCTTGTAATCCTTGGGATGAATAATTTAAATTTTCTGAAAATGCTTTAAAACCTCCTGTTTCGTGAGACGTTTGAGCAAAGAAATGTGCTGCACGTACTGGAGTTAATTTATAATAAGCCATAGCGGCTTTTATTGTACCTGGACCAAAAGCACCATCGGCTGTTACTCCTATTTTCTCTTGTAAACTTTTTAAGCTCATTTTTTATTAGTTTTCGTTATTACTATCTTCTTCGTGTTTATCTTTCTTATTTAACCACTTGTCAACAGAAGCAACACCAAATGATCCTAATACGATTACCATAAAGCCATCAAAAATAAATTTATTGATTAACAATGGATTACCATAAGCCCCAGTAATTAAATCTACTGCTAAAGCTATTACTAGCATTAAAAATGCTATGAAACCAACTACTGCTTTTTCGTTGATTGAATTGTTATCATCAAACAATTGTTTAAAGAATTTTTTCATTTGTTATTTAAATTTAGTTAATAATCAAATAACTTTATTTTAAATAACTTTTTCAATTATAAATATTAAGGTTTTAAATAGAATTCAATTTGATGTTTTGCATGTTCTATTAACCAAGGTTCTACATTAGGTATTTTAAAAAGCAATTCAATTTCATATGTGTAACATAATATTTCTTCCTCATTAAATTCCATCTTAATTTGGTTTTTAAGTAAATATAGATGAAGGGATTCATGTACTAAAATAGCAGCTATATCATTAATATTTCCCTTTAATATCTCTTTTTGAGCAATTAAGATTGTAGTCCCACTTTCGGTAGTAGAAAAAGATAAAAGTGAGTAACTAACATGCTCACAGTTTTCTATCAATAGAGTATACTTCTCGTAATCATATTGTTTTATAACCTCTATAGCCTGTTCAACTTTATTTTTCCATCCATCTCCAACATCATCTATTTTGATTTGAGCTGAGAGGATAAATGGGAAAAAGATACTAAGGCATTTTACTAATAGCTTCATTTATTGCTTTTTTTATGGCAGAGGATACTGTCATTTTTTCAAATGGGATTGCACCTTCTTTTACCTCGATTAAAACTGCTGTAATTTCGGTTTCGGATTCACCTATACCTTCATATTTAATATCTTTATAACATAAACGCACTCCAACTTGAGTAATTACATTTGAACGTTCTACCCCCATTACTCGAATAGTATTTTTTGGAATACCAAAGTAATAAATTTCAACTTTAATAGGATCACCTTTATCGTCCAAACAATATTTTTCAGATAAAGCATCTTCTACAATTTGTTTGATACCAAAGCGAATATCACGTGTACCTAGTTCCCTTACTTTTGCGGTTACAAACACAGTATCTACATAGACACATTGTTGTGCAACTAGCATAAACGGGAATAAAAATAACGATAAAAATAGCTGTTTCATGTTAATAAGTTACTTGCCCCTTATATCCGGGAGCGATTAAATAATAGTTTCCTGTAGTGGTACCACTTACAGGGGAATTAATAGTGATTGAGCTTACACCTGGTATGGTGGAGCGCAAATCGGTTGTACCTGTTGTTAAAGATGTGTATTGTGTTGGGGTAAATATTCTAGATGTGTATGGGAATGCTGCTAGTCCGTTTTGTTTTCTATTAATATATATAGCATCTGAGACGCTTATTTTTCCATCATTGTTTGTATCGTATTGTAACCAATGTATACTTTTTCTTACTGTATTGCCTAATATATTATCTGTTACACCTCTAAGATCTGTTATAGTATGAGATGTTACAGGAGTAGGAGCATCTATTTGTAGGTACCATTCAACTGCAGGGCTAGTTGGTTGGGAAAATGAATAATATCCTGATGAATTAGTGTATACTGTTTGTTGAACTGTCCATTCTGTATATGTTACAATATAT